CGGGTCTTCGGCGTGCTCGGTGATCGTCAGATCCGTGGCCTCTTGGAGGTGCGGAACGTGGCGCTTCCACCAGGTCTCACTGTTATTTGGGATCGTCTGAGATTTCAGCCACTGCTTTTGTTTTTGAGTGTTTGGACCGCTCAGCTCGATGGTCGCGCGGAGGGTGCGAAACGGCGATCCCGTACCCACCACATCGACCGCGTAGGACACCCTGGTTTCGTCATCCACCACCGTCGTTGTTTCATATTGAATGTAGACACTGTCACGCCGCAGATCATCGCGCGGAGTGATGCTGACGAGGTTGAGGCTCGCCTGCTCAGCCACATCAAGCGTGCGCACAGTGGCCGCCGCGCGGGTCGCGATCCGCAGTGTGGGCGGGGTGGTGGAGTAGTCCCAGCCCATGGTGGCGTCTGGCGCGAATCGCAGCGCCTGCCGGATGACCTCGGCGCAGGTCGGATCACGCATATCGACCACGCTGGGACTGACGCCAAAGGCACCGACGAATGCCACCTGCATAGCTGCGCCAGCGTCCACCGCTAGGGCGATGGCGGAGACGATAACACCCTGCACGCTGGACTTGGCCAGTGCATCATCGGCACCGCTGAATAGTGCAACGCGGGTAGTGGTGCCCGCGTACACGGTCTGCGTGTACGGGAGGTTTTCCAGATACCACCATAAGTCAGCGACGGCATAGGCCAATGACTCACTGCGGGTACTCGCCGCGCATGGCGTGGTGATCACCGGCCCGACGTGCCACGGCACCCCGTCCTGCGAGATAGTGACCAGCTCGTCGATCGCAAAAATTGGCGTGCCGTCAAAGGCAGCACCGCTCTGCGTGAATGACACGCCACCGACTGCCTGCGACACCTGCGAGCGCTTGAGCTCCTTGAGGCCCCAAGCCGCGAATGTTTGGGTGACCCCAGCGTATGTCAGCTCCCAGATCATGTTTCAAAAATCACTCAAAGCCGAGGGCTACCATGAGCGAGTTGGCGTGTTTGCCCGGGGGGATTTTACTCACGCCAAAACCGACACTTTTTTTGAGCAGGTCGCGTTGTTTCTCGCTGACTTGGACTTCGATAAGCTGGAGCAGATCGTCCTCGGTGGTGTCCTTGTCGATACGAGTCACCAGCAGATCCATGAGATGGCCAGCGCGCATCAGTTCGGATGTATCTTTGAACTGATCGGGTAGCGTCAGGAGTGAGTGTGCGAGCGCTTTCGCGCCGAGGGTGATGTTGAGTGTGTGTGACATTAGATGTTAGTGGAGTTCAGCGAGTTCAGCGAGCGCTGCTTGCTGTTGGGTGCGCGAGGAGAGTTCAAACCGGGCCTTTGCAATCATCAAATCTTCCGTTGCCTGTGCCTCGCCCCAGGATTTGCCAATGGCTTCGAGGTTTGCGGTGGCAAATTCCTGCACCGTCATGGGCGAGCTGATAAACTTGCCATTATCGTCCTTGGGACGGGCGGCGTTGATTTTGGCAACTGCCCGTGTGGCGGCGATGTCGAATGCTGGTGATGTGGTGATGTTCATGAGATTAAGGCTGGATGGCGATTTGTTGTGCTGCCCCCGTGGCGAATAGTGCCATGAGTTGCGTTTTTCCTCCGCCATTATCGACGGCGTAGATGCGGACATTATCTGCTCCTGGAGCGGAAGGCGCAGTTTGTTCACGCATTTCCAGCGTTGCTCCCACCGTGGATGCCGACGCGGTTAATCCTAGCACTCCAGCCGCCACGCGCATGAGGGTGATGTCGCGACTGGATGCGGGAGTGTCTTGGGTCCATGCGAGATGGGCGTTCGCCCTGATATTGACACCATGGCTGTATCCCGCAGAGCCGATGCCGATAATTCCCTCCCCCGTTGTCGTTTTATGGATCATTAACATGTCCACGTCTGACCGGCGAAAGAACGCGCCATTACCGCTGCCCGTAGAGCCGTTGAGGTGGATCATGCCGGATGGATCAACCATCAACGCCGACACCAGTGCGCCGGTAGTTGCCCGTGTGGCGAGGATCACTGAGCCGCCTGCAACGCTGCCGGTGCCTGCGCCGACCCAGATGCTCGCCCCCGTGCCGGTCGTGACTGAGTGCGACAAGATGTATTGCGCAGTACCAACGCTAGCATGCAGCACGCCGAGTTGCAGCGTGGCAGCGGCCAGGCGTGACAGCAGCAAATCACCATTCCAATTCAAAGTGTTGCCGCTGGCAAGGCTCTGGCTGCCTGTGAATGTGTTTGCTCCTAGCGTTGCCGCATTTAGTAGCGTGACCTGCGCAGCCACATTTGCAGCTTCTGCCATCGCCGCGCCCGCTGCTGTGATGGTGAATTTGCGATCCTCCCCGGCCTGCGTGCCGTAGAGCAACCCGCCCGTTGCTGCCGTGGCGGCGGTGAGTGCCGCGAGAGTGCTGGCTGTTGCTCCTGCCAGTCGCAGCGAGTTGCTACCACCAGGAACGGCATAGGTGTTATCACCTCGCAGAAATGTAGTAGCATCCTTGGTTCCCGTCGCGGTGAGCTTGGTTGTCGCGACGATGCTGGCATCGGGGATGGATGCGGGCAGCGCGGTGAAGCCCGCCCAGGTCAGGCGCGCGAGATCGCCGCCAACCATGCCAATGAAGTGCGTGGGCTGCGTGGTTGTCTCGGGCTGTTCGGTCAGTTTGTTGCTCATTGCATTATGGGTCAGGTTGAGTTTACAGCTCCAAATCGATGCCGTCTTGATCTTGCAGGATGATGCCGTCTTGATCGAGCAGCAGGATCGCTGACGTCAGCACACCGCAGGTGAATTGCAGCGCGATGGCGTTACTGATGCCCTCGATGGACCCCTGCTGTTTGCAGGCTGCGCACACGGCCTGCGCACACGTGATGCGATAGCCCGCGTGCTCGATGACTAGCGCGCCTTCAGCGGGCAGGACGCTGAAAAACATCATGGACTGCAGTAGCGCTGCACCAAAACTTTCGGCGGGAGGCAGGGCGATCACTAGCGGTAGAGTGACCACGCGGTTGCCGCGTGCGACTGGCGTGGCCCAGTCTGCGCGGAGGAATTCTAGGACCTCCAGACCTAGCACACCACTCGGGGCCAGGCCGCTGGCCACGGTGGCCGTGCGGCTCTCGCCATCGGCCAAGACGACGCCGTCGAATGTCACGGTCATGCGCGGCCACCTCCGTTGGTGATCTGCGAGGCCATCTGCGCTTGCTGCGCTGCCAGCAGGTCGAGCTGGCCCCGCAGTTGGGTGAGCTCTGCAAAAACGGCCGCATCGGCGTTGGCGCTTTCAGTCGCTACCTTGCTCGCGCTGGCTGCTGCCTGCTTGGCCGCACCGGCGACATCCGCACCGGCACCGCCGGGTTGCGCGGACGCGGCAGCGGCACCTGGCTGAGCAGGCTGCGCAGCGGCGAATGCATCCAACGCAGGAAATTGAAACGTGTTACGCAGCGGCGTTTTCTGCCGTTCATTGAACGCGTCGATGCCGCTGCTGCCGTCACCAAACAGGCCAGTGCTATCCGTCATTCTCGCCGCCCGATTGCGCGTGGGTACGCCGACGCCGGCGACATCATTGCTGCCGCCGAACTCATTGCTGCCGCCGACATCATTGCGCTCGCGGGCCAGTCGCTCATTGTCGATGCGCGCACTGGCGCGCTCCTCGGCCTCGGCTCGGGGGAGGCCGAGAGTTTCCTCGTATTCCTTCTCGAGGTGCACGTAGGCTAGGAGATCCTGGAGGGCCTGTGCCCCCGCCTGATCACCCACCGCGCGCGCGGCGGCGATGTCGTCCTCCAGACCGGCCACGGTGCGGGCGTGGTCGATGCGCTCGCTGTCGGCGGTGCGTTGATTGGCCGTCTCGGCCGTGACCACGCCAGCGGCGGTGTCCGGACTCATGCCTTGTGCTTCTAGCTCCGCCCGCTGCTGCATTTGATCAGCCTGCGCCTGGAGATCACGCGATAGCGGGGCGCGGCCGGCAGCGGCGGCCGCGCGGGCTTGCAGCTCCAGTTGCTCGATGGCGGCCGCACGCTGTTCGGTGGCCGCCTGCATGGCATCCCGCTGCTGCTGCTGCTCAGCGCTGGCGGCCGTCGCGCGCAGATCGCGCAGCGTCGCGGCGGCCTTGATGAGCGACTCTATCTGTTTGATCGTGTCCTCGCCGGCGGTGGATTTATCCAGCCCTTCAAGTCCGCTCAAGAGGCTCTCAAATGTCGAGCCATCCAGCGTGGCCCCGGTGGCTTCACTGACTTTTTTGACCAAGCCATCCAGCGATGCAGTGGCGAGGGTGATCTGTTCCGCCGTGTCCCCGGCAGCAGCTTTACCGGCAGCCAGCGCGGCATTAAAAGCAGCGGTGGCATCCGCCGCAGCTTTGGCGGCCGCGGTATGATCCACCTCCTTGCCGACGAGCTCGTCAAATTTGCCCATGATGGCATTGAGCTGATTCAGCAGGACCTCATTACCCTCCGCGCCGGCGTCGCGCTGCATGATGCGGCCGAGGTTCTGCGCTGCGGCGACATCCTGCGGGGTGTCCGCCTGCGCGATGGTATCGCGCAGCAGCTCGGTGGGCCGTTGGCGCTGCCCCTGCTGCTGCTGGTTGAGGCTGTTTTGTTTGCCCCAATCGCTGAGCAGGCTCATGATCTCCCCGCCCTGCGACATGAGCTTCATCACCAACCCCAACGTGATAAGGGGCAGTGCTGCGCCCAGCGCGCTTTTAAAGCCCGCTGCAAAGCCGCCAGCCATCGCCACCCCGCCGGCCGTGCCAGCGGCTGCGCTGGACACCAACGGCGCAGCGGTAAGCAACTGGCCCGTCGGTCCACGGCCCGCACCCGCCACTTGCGCGGCAGCGTTCTGAGCCAGCGCGGCCGTGTTGGCGGTGACAGCGGTGGTGACCATCGCCCAGCGCTGCGCTTTGAGCAGCAGACCCGCGAGGATGGTGGTCAGTTTGATTGCGGCCAGTGCTGCCCCGATGCGCAGCGCACCCTCAGCGACCTGCAGCAGCACCGGCGCGTTTTGCGTCGCCCAGACCGTGAGGTTCACGCCTTCCTTGACTAACTTCGCGATGCTGACGCCGACGTCGGTCAGTGATTGCTTGATGGTAGGATCGTCGAGCACGGTGGTGAGTTCCTCGGCCCCCCCGATCAGCTCTTCGAACAGCCCCTTGCTCATCGCCCCGGCCGCTTTGTCGATCGCACTGCTGAGCGATGACATCACCACCGCTGGACCGGCGGCAGTGTTCCCCAGCGTGCCGATTTTATCGATGAGGTAGGTGTAAAACGTGCCCGCCTCTTTCGCCGATCGCACTGCCTCCGGCGTGATCTCCAATGTTTTAGCCATCATCGCATCCGGCGTGATGTTGCCGGTGAAAATGGCCCGCAGTTCCTGCGTCAGTTGTGATGCGTCCAGACCGAGCGCAGCCAGCGCGTTGGCAAATTTACCGACCAGCTCGACATTTTGCGCGACTGTAATACCAGCGGCCTGGCCAGCACCAACGGTGGACATAAATCCACCCATCAGGTCCTGCAGTGAGCCTGCCGCTTTCGGCTCCCACTCCATGATCGACGCGATGGCTTTCGATGCTTCCCGCTTCGATGCCTGCGCATCCAACTGCATAAATTTGCCCAGCACATTGGCGATGCCGCCTTCGCTCTGCGCCATGACGGAGTTGAAATCGAACCCGCGTTTTACGAAGCCCGTGAACAAGCCCTGCAACTGCCCCAGGCTGTTGACTAGCTTGCCACCGAGATCAATGCCGACACCGGCCTTGAGCGAGTTCACGAAATCATCCGCCGCGCTGTCGAGGCTGCGCAGCGTGCCCTCGGCTTTGAGCCACTGCTGCGTATCAGCGGTGCCTTGCAGTTGGATCTGGAATTTCTCGGCCATGTCGTTTACTTGAGAGTGCAGCCGTGTAGCGCGGCATCAAATTTCAGGCGGTCTTTCTCGGCGTGCCGCAGGGTTTGCAGCAGGGTCACTGCATCGTGCAGCCCCATCGCCTCGACATCATGCGGCATGCGCCGCAGCAGGGCGGCCAGGGTCATCGTCAGCTCGTCGCAACTGACGATGAGGTCGCGAACGGTGACGCTAGGGCTTTTTTTTTTACCGCTCGCATGATGTCCACAATCGCCGCAGGATCGAGCCCCGAATAGAGCGCCACCTGCGCCTGAATAACCTCGTGCAACATCTCCACATCCATCTGTGCCAGATGCACCCGGCAGGATTCACCGCAAAGAGCAATCGCTTGATCGAGCAAGCGATGGCTCCCCGCCTGCTCGCCCTCCGCCTCGATGCGCAGTGCGAGCTGATACCCGCCGACGGTGCAGGCGTTTGCGGTGAAAACTACCGTGAGGCCGGCGTCATCGACGTAACTATACTCGATGGGCGTCGAGCGTTTGAGTTCGACTTTCATCACGCGGCATGGAGGCTGAAGGCATAGAGGGCATTCAGCGCCGAGGTGTCGCTGTTGTAGCTATCCACTGCGGTAAGCGTGATCTCGCCAATGCGGTTGCTATCCGCGCCCCAGGAGAGGCTGCTGCCTTCGCAAACCATGGCGGAGAGATCACAGATGAGATCGCCCACCGCCTGCGGCGCAGTATTGATCTGCATGACGGAGGCGATGGTGGCGAGGTTGAGACCAGGCACCGCATTCGGACCGTCCACCGCCAGCTTGGTGAGGAGCTGGGCCACCGTCATCTCTTGCGGCTTGAGCTTCACTTCAACGGTGACGCCTTTGATCAGCTCATCGTACATGCCGTCGCGTGAATTCATGCGCTGTCGCAGATCATACTTCACGGCGATCTCGATTGTATCCTCGCTGATGACCGCATCAAAAGGCGCGGACGGCGCGGCACCCCAGACGAGGACGCCCGACTTGGTCTGCCACAGGCTGGCATCGCCAGCGGCACGCGGCTCGGTGAACGCAGCGGCGGAGACCGCGAGCACTGTTTCCAGTGTGCCAATATCGGTGTCGTTGCCAACGACCGCGCCCCACTCAAATTCGCCGTACAAATTGGCATCGCCAAACTTCACCGCACCCGGCTGGCGCAGACCGCCGGCGGCGAAGCGGAGCTTCACACCATCGCGGCCGAAGATGTCGATGTACGCATCGGTGCAGCCGAAGATACTGCTGCCAATGTTGCTGGGCTGCATGGTGATCAGCTCGACTGCATAGGACGGGATCGGCACCAGCTCCGCTTTGATGCTCAGCTTGGTTCCCTTGATCACACTGCCGACTTTTCCGCGCAGGGCGCTGGTCAGCTCGCGCGTGTCGCGCGAGATGTCGATCTTGATGTCGCCGGTGGTGACGTAGGTGCCGGTGGGGGTGACGATTTTACCTGGACCGGCGATGACGCCGCAGCGGGGAGTAGCCATGATAGAGGGGGAGGTGGACTGTTATTGTGGGGGGAAATTAAGCGCAGTGGCAGACGAGACATTGAGCGGTGGTGAACCGGGCGACGTAGCAGACCAGCCCGCTTTTGAGGTCGGACTTCTCTTTGTCCATTTGCAGCGTTGCGGTGCTCTGCATGCGCAGCGACTGCGGATTGATCAGCACCGCCGAAGCGTCCGGTGCCCACTGATGCAGATGCCCCAGCGCGGCCTCGGCAAAGCTCAGCGCACTGACGCGCGTGCCGGTCGTGCCTTGATTGATGAGCACATTTTCAAACAGCTCGACCTCAAGGTGAATATCTCCCAGCATCGTGCTCAGTGATTTATGATCGGCATTCACCGTGCTGAAACTGACCACGGCAATCACGCTCAACTTTTTGTTGAGAACAGCGTTGAGGCTGTTGAGCAGGTCACCGTCATACTCAGGCAGCACGCGCAGCCCCTTGGCCGCGAACAGCGGCTGCGTGCGCAGCTCGGCACACACCGCCTCCAACAGCGCATGCAGGCCGCTCTGACTCTCATATCCAGAGAGCTTGTCGGCGACTGTTGGGGTGACGTTTGCGGGCATAAAAAAATCGGTGAAATCTGCGTAATCTGTGGATCAGATGCCGCTCGTGTTCGGGCGTGTGCGGGCAGTGATGCGCGGGGCCGGGATCGGTGCGCCCTCGGCGGTGGACGGTGGTACTTCATCGACGGCTACTTTGCAGTCAGCGGCATCACGGAGCCACTTCATCGCATCGCTACGGGCGTCCAGGCGGATGCCGCTCGTGCCTTCGATCACGGCCCCGGCGGGGCGGCCCTGGATGGTCGGTACGATGATGTCGAGGAACGCATGGAGGCCACTGGCGGGGATGGTGCCCGCCGTCTTCGTGGTCATATCCACGTTCGCACAGCGCGCGATGTAGCCGCGCATGAAACTGATCACGATGCTGATCTGCTCGGCGATGGGATCCGCCTGGCCGGTCGCTAGTGCCGCACCGCGAAACGCGTCTAGCTCCGGGCCAGAGACGCGCGTCAGAATGTGCGCTTCAGTGGGGGTAATCCAAGACATACAGATGAGAGACAATCAAGAGTTTTGGAACAACGGGCGCGGCGGGTGGGAGCCGCCGCGCCGGTGGAGTCAAACCGATGGCGGATCAGGAGAGCGACAGGCGACGCGCCAGCAGGGTGGACACGACAACATTGTCATCCTCCCAGTTGGTTTTGTACATGTCGCTGTTGCGGGCTTCGTCGCGGTATTGCATTACCGAATCAATGGCACCGGCACGCGGGGTGAAGGTCTTCATGAAGCCGGGGTCATATTGTGTCGGGTTGTCTTGATTGAAGAACACCAGAACCTCCGCGCCGATCAGATTCACCGCGACCTTGGCCGCGCCGAACTTCTTGGTGTCGCGGCTCATGAGGCCGACCCGGATGTCGATGCCCGGATTCAGGACCATGCGGCTGGCTTGCTCAGTGGTAATGCCGATCAAGTCGGCACCAGGCTGGCGGGCCTTGACCTTGGGATGGTTGCGGAAAACGCGCCACCCGCCGAGGCCAAACACGATGCGGTTTGGCATCATGCCAGTGGCCGTGGCGATGGATTCAAGCTGCGCGTCGAGTTCATCAACGGGATCGACGTCAGCATCCGACCAAACACCCACGCTGGCCACGGCGGCGACGCCAGCGAGCACGGCATCGAAGACAGTTTTCTCGTTCGAGAGCACTGTGGTCGAGACGAGCGTTTTGACCTTGGCTTCTTCAAGCTGCGCTTGTCCGGTTTCACCAGCCTTGGTGCGCTCGGTATCATCGATGGCGATAGCCAAGCCGCGCGGCTTGCAGTTGAAAAACGGATCGGTAGCGGCGAAGTCGATCAGCCGGTTTTCGCCGCCAATGGCACGCAGGGTGTCATAGACTTGGAAGGCGTTTTTGTCGTCGTACTTTTTGTACTGACCCCCGCTGGTTCCGGTCGGAACCAGCGGAGAGAAAAAGCGCGCGAGCGGGCTTTGCATGTCCTGGGCGACGCCGAAGGCGTAGTTGCTCAGGTGTGTATTGCGAGTGGCGGATGAGGTTCCCATAAGAGTGTGAGGTGTGTGTGATGAAGAACGCGCGAAGTGAGACGTGAGAGGTCAGCAGCATGGGTTAGCTCAACACCACGGGCGGGTTGATCAGGACGGCCTGAATGATTTCGCCAGCGGTGCCAGCTTCGCGGGCCTCTGCCACCTGCACGCGCGCGCCGGTAGCGGGGTCGATCTTCGCCGTGCCGTCATTGACAAGCACGAGGCGCGAGCCTTTGACGACGGAGCCTGGCGTACCGCTGAGCTTGACGCCGAAGATGCCCGGCGTGCCCCCAGCGCACGGGACCAGTGTGGTAATACCTCCGGTGTCCCCGCCATCGGTGATGAGGCCATCGGGTACAGCGGTAGCGGAGGCCATGATGACACCAGCTGCGTCAACGAAGAAGCCTTCTTTGGTGCGCTGGTCGGTTGCGGCGGTGATCACCGCCAAGGAGTCAGATTTGATTTTCATGAGAGGATATAGAAAAGAATAGAGGGTTGATGATGCAGGATTCAGGATTCAGGCTGGCTGCGCACGACAGCCAGGGCGCGCTCGTAGCTCACCTTGTGTGTGTCGCGATAGGCAAGAGCCCGATTGTGCAGGGCAGCGACTTTGGCTTCGGCGTTTTCCGGCGCTTGCGCGTCCGAGCGATTGAATAGCGGACGTTTGTTCGCGCGCTCGCGCTGCTCCGGAGTGAGACCGTCATCCGTGTTGGATCCACGGGCAGCAGTGAAGCCATCGATGATCAATTTCGCGGTCTCGCGATTGGCGAGGTAGGCGTCGCGCAAAGACTGCCGCACCGCCTCATTCGGAGGGATGACGGCCTTGTGCGTGTTGATGAATTCATCGGCTTCGCGGTTCTTCAGTGCGACGGCATCGGCCAGCAGGGTCACCGCTTGCGCGGCCTGGGCTTTAACGGCGCTCAAGCGGTTCTTGAGCGCGTCTTCATCGAGTGTGTCGATGACGGATTCGGTGAGGCCGAGATGAGCGGCGAGCAGTGCTTTGTGCATAGTATGTTGGGTTGCGGGGTCGATGCCGTCCTCGGCATCACGATTGGTCAGGGCCTTCTGCAGGCGGCGGAATCCGGGGCGATTGGTCAACGCCAGGCCAGTGAGTTCGGTTACGCGGTAGCGCTTGCCACCGAGCGGCACGATGGAGCTTGGCTGGAACTCCGGCGAGATGTAGCGTTTCACGCCGCCGACGAGTTTTTCCAAACCGAGCGTGCTCCAACGCGGCGATCCATACAGGCCATCCGCGCGAATGACGAGAGAGTCGCTGTTGAGGAGCTGCCAGCCATTGGCGTCGGTGCTTTTGCTCGCGTCGTGGCTGTGATGCTCGTCGTCGATCAGTAGCTCTTCGCCGTCGCGATTGAGTAGCTTATTCATCATCGCGCTCAGCGCTGCTTCATCGACGACCTGGATGATGCGTTGCCCGTTCGGGCTACCGTCGTCTAGCACATTCGGGGCCTCTCCCATCGGCACGAGCTGGACGAAGCCATCGTCAGGCAACGTGAAAACAGCGTCCTTGGCGGAGCTGCTGCGGTTGGTGAGTGGGGTGAATTTAGCGGCGGTTGCCATACCGCATTCACGCACTCCATCGCCATGCGGGGAAATGCACTGGCCGCACTATTCGCACGCGACGCAGCGCACTATTCACGCCCGCCGCGCGAGCTCGCGAGCTCGCGGGCGATGAAGCGCTCCATCGCGGTCACTGCCTCGTCGCGCAGCACGCTCATGGGCGGCAGCGCTTTGGGGTCAGCGCGATGAGTGGTTTTTTTGCGCAGCAGATAGGCGGCGCGGATTTTTTTGTCGCCCAGCGCCTCCGCGAGGATGCCCACATTGTCGCCACCGCTTTTGCTGGGGAGAAAGAAAAATTTGTCTTTTGGAAACGTGCTCGGCAGCACACCTTTGTACTGCTCATGCAGCGGGATCGCCAGGGCCTTGCCGCGCTTCGGGGTGACGACCCCGCCGTAGTAGCGCAGATTGAAACGCGGATCATTGATCTGCACGATGCAGCCCCCCGCTGCCTCTAACACCTGCACGCTGTCACGGATTTGCGCCCAGTACCCAGATTTTTTCCAGCCCTCTTTATTCGGCTCCTGATTGCGCTCGCGGAAGTGTTTTTTCAATCGATTCGCGACCGCGTTACCCGCGACTTTAAATGCCCGCTCGGGCTTGGCCAGCTTGAGGCTGAGAGCACGCAGCTTGTGTGCTGTTTGCTCAAGCCCGAGGGTAATGACTTTGCCGCTGATCATGGGAGTAAAGTGGGGAAAGTTTTGGGCGAACGGATGTTGCAGCGAACGCTACGCGTCGCTGAACTTTTTGTTCTGCCAATGAATGACGATGCCCTCGAACGGCAGTCCATGCGTCAATCTGAACCAGTCCAAGAGCGCGAGGTAATCCGCGAATCCGTCAGCGCGGGCGAACTCGTCGCAGGCGCGGCGAGATTTCAGCCCAAGGTCGTTGATGCGCAGCGTCGGAAATGTATCGAGGCTGAAGGTGTCCACGCGGGTGATAATGGATTCCATCAGCACTAGCTGCTTGGAGCGATAGGGTTTGCCGGTCCAGCAGCGCAGGCTGATATTATCCCCCACTTTTGGCATCCGCTTGGGCGTTGGCCGCACGGTTTGCAGCTTCGTGCCGGCCTGCACGAGCGGCGCGAACTGAGGCTTAAACATCCGCACAAAAGAGGCGGTGGCATTGGCGGCGTTGGGAGGCGGAGGGGTTGGGTTCATGGTTTTTCTTGGCGCGTGCCGAAAAGTTCGCGCAGAACCGAAATTGGTTTCTGTTTTTTTGCCTTTGCTCGACGCTCGATTTCCTGCCGGATGCCCCACCGCGAGGGCATCCGCCACGGCAACCGTTCGGTTGCCGCTTTGGCGGCATTTTTGTTACCGTCTGGAGCCCCAGCTTTATTTCGTTTCATGGCGCGCTGAATAAGCGAGTGATTTTTCCAACTGCCGCGCCGTTGTTTTAGGGTTGCCCATTCGCGCGGCCGGATCGCGCGCGACGATGACAGTCCACTGATCATTTACCTCCCACGTCTCTAGCACCGCCAGTATCGCCGCCGGTGTCATATCTCCGCGCCCCTGGACTGCATCCGTGGCAGCCGCAAGCAGCGCCCGTGAGGCGGCCTCTATGCTGGTATCGATCATCCACCATTCTGCTGGCGACACGTCGCGCAATAGCCATGTTTTTTCGCCAGTATGTGAGTTTGCGGAGACGCGGTGCGTAGCGCCGCCAGTGATTATTGCCTTGGCCAGGCGTATGACCATGCCCTCCTGAACAGCGCCAGGTTGGCGGAACAATCGTTGCGGCGTGACCGGACCAAGCAAGCGCGCGGTGTAATAGGCATCTTCGCTCACGCAACGTCCTCCACTTTTGCGGCGCGGATGTCGGAGCGGATGCTGCCGTCAGGCCCGAAGTCGGCATCTACCGCATAGACGGCCTCGATGTCATGCTCAGTGGTGAGCCTGGCGCGGGTGCCCATGCCTGCGGCAGCGGCAGCACGTGGTGAGCTGGCCCTGATTGCCCGAGGGGCTGCGTTTTCGGCGAATTCATTGCCCATGATGCCGACGTTGATTTTTCCGATTGTGACGAGGTATGTTTTCATATTTTTTGAGGTGTGACTTCTGCCCGTTGTGGGCAGGAGTATTTATAGGCCCGGTTGATTTGACGTCAAATCAATTTGTTATTTATTCCGTGTTTTTTTTGGCGGCCGCAAAATCGGGGGGAGCCAGCGGGCGGTGTCGTCGGTGATCTCGACCTGATCCCCGAACAGTTCGATCAGGCGGGTGCGCGTCGCTGCATCCAGCCCCTTCACGCTGGCCGTCTGGGGCGGCACGATGGGCTGGAGCCGCTGCGGTTTATTGGCTTTGTAGCCGCTGCGTTTTTCGGCGTCGGACATGAGGCCACCCCACACGAGCTGCCGCAGTGCGGCGGCGGTGTCCATGGAGAGCAGTCCGAGATCTTCGGCGGTGGTGCGGTCGATTTCCTCGACGCCCATGCCGCTGTTGAAGTCGAAGGGCGGATGGGGTTTGCCGAAACGCGACAACCTCGCCCAAATGGCGTCTGTCTTGAGCGCAATCATGCGGCCGTCAGGCAGCGTGCCGCCGGCCTCCGCCCAGCGAGTTGACCAATCACGCTCGGCGGCACGCGGCGTGATGCGGACCAGTTCCCAGGCGGGCCATTCGTTGAGGATGTCTTCGTCCAGCGCGGTGAGATATTGACCCTGGCCATAGGCGAGTTCGAGCTGCGTGTTCACCACGAGCTGCAAGCGGGCGACACTGAGCGGGTCAGTGATGTCGCGCTCGCGGATGCCGCCGTCGCGCGGGCCGTCGGGATGGGGGATGCCGAGGGCGGTACCCATCTGCCGCAGCACCGCGACAAAGCGGGCACGATCCATCTGCCACATCGATTCACCGGCGGCGTTGGTCTCACGCGCTCGGGTG